GAAAATTCTGTCTCGCCATTTGCCAGCCAGAATTTGGAACCCGCAACGCGCTTGCCGCCGTAATAGCCAATAGCCGTTGCCTCAACGTATAGCGCTTTATCCATTTGTCTGATTTCCCGCTGAAACACCTGCCGTGATCTTGCCAGCCGTATGGGTGCCGACCACCGTGTAGTTGAGGCGCATATAGGGCTGATCAGCCCCCTGAGGGATGACCGTAATCGGGATCACCTTGCCAGCCTTGAGCGCGGCGAGCGCAATCACGGGTGAGGCTGCAATAACCTTTGCGGATCCGAATTCATGATCGTCATCCATCTCAACATTGACCTGCAGGGATGTCCCCCCGGCAAAATCCTCCGTGACCTGGATCAACACCGGGATTTTATTGCTGCCGCCGATGTCCTGATGAACGGGTGCAGGCGCTGCAGGTGGTGTGCCTGGTGCCCCTAGATTGATGATATTGGTGGAAACAGCGCTTGCCGTGATGGCTTGCTGATCCGAAAAAAGTGCCTGGTTATCAAGCAACATGGTCTTTGTCCTTTGCAGGTTAAGCCAGCCCTGGAAACAAACAGGGCCGCCGATTGGAGCGATCGTCGCTTAAACGACACGGGCTTCGGTTTCGAGAAGGGCGTCAATGCGTGCAACTTCATGCTCGCCCCACATGGTGACCTTCCTGCCGGCAACTTCATCGATGCGCAGATTGCCCGCGGCCTTGCTCAGCGCCTGCTTGCGCAAGAATGCCGCGATGGTGCGCCCCACATAAATGCAGGTCTTGCCACCCGCTGTGGCGGCCTGATCCAGCGTTTCATCTGCATCGATCATCAGATCAAGCAAGTCAGCACCCGTCGCGGCATCCTTTGTAAGGGCAGCAACATCGATGTTGCAGATGCGCGCATTGGCACGCCAATCCTGATCCGTCAGGCCGATGTCCCATTTGAAGTGGTCCTCATAGATTTCCATCTTCTTGCCGCCTTCCATATCCTTGGTGCGCGCGCCCTTGTCCTCATGATGCAAGCCAACTTTGGAACCGCGCGGATAGAGCAGTTGCGTTGCGGTTTCGCTCCAGGTCATGAACCAGATTGACGCGTTGTTCGAACCGGTGCCGCCGCCGTCAATCACCTGTCGTGCTGCCGCCGTTGCCTTGTCATTGGTTGGCAGCATGCAATAGCGCGGGGCCAGACCCATGAAGCCCTCTGGCGTCAGTGCGGGCGAGCCGTAGAACATCTCGGATGCAACGAAATTGTTGAACCCCTGCATAATGCCTTTCGCCTTGTTGGCGCGGAACTGTTTTTGATTGCCGGACAGATCAGCCAGAGCCTTATCGACTTCAAGATAGTCCTCGATCATGCCCGTGGTGTCCTCGATCGGAACCTCTTGCGTGTTGGAGGGCTGAACGCCTTGATTGTAGCGCCGGAACGCCGGTGTTGGAATGCCGGTGCGCACCGTCGTCTTGTGCTTGGAGCCGTTGTTGCACTCCTGATAGTTTGCATGGCGCAAAATCGGGCTCATCTGCTCCATGGTTTCCACGATCTTGACGATCGAACCGTCCGCGTTGGTGTTGTTCATCACATCGATCAGTGATGGGTTAATAAGACCGACTTCGGCCATGATCGCATCCTTTCCGATCAGGTTTCTGTTGTGCCGTAAAGCGCGTCCGAGAGGGACATCGTTTGCGTCGTCGTGCCTTTCAGCACAGGGGCTTCCCTAAGCTGCTGGCCCGCCTTCACCGCAAAGCGGATAAGCGCAGGGTGATTTCCTAATCCGCTCTGATTGAGAACGTTTTTGAGTTCCTGAGATCCAAAGGTCTCAATGGCCTTGACCGCCACTGCGACATTGGCTTCATAGTCATCACCGCCGATTTCCGTGTCCGCCTTCGCGGCATTTTCCCAGGATTTAAGCTGGGCCTCGAACGCTTCTGCATTGGCCCTGGTCTCATGCGTAACACGGTGCGCCTGACGCCGCGCCGCTTCTGCCAAAACAGCCTTTGGCGCGGCATCAGGGTTTGCCCGCAACCACGGATCCATATCGGCTGCAAAGCTGTCAAACGCGTCTTGATAGTGCTCAAAGCCTTCAGGGGCAAAAAGCACCAGTGGTTCAGGTTCCTGATCGGTTTTATCTGTTTCCTTACGGGAACCATCGCCATCCGCTGGCGTATCGCCACCGGAATTTTTAGCGACCGGCGTTTCATCACCCGTGTCGTTTTTGGTATTATCTGTGCCCCCAGGATCGGCACCATCCTCTGCCTTATCGCTGCCGAGCAGGGTCTGGGGTGGATTGTCCCCATCGGCACGCCTGCCGCCTTCTGCAGAAAAGTCGCGGTCAGTCCCGGAACCGTCCAAAAGTTCATCCAAAAGTCTTACTCCTGTGCACGGGCCGCATCCGTTTCATCGATGGCGGCTTCCAGTCTGTGATGGCGCTCCTCGGCCTCGAGCAGCATTCGGGCGTAAACATCCATGCCAAGCGGATAGACATGACGGGCCAAAATATCGGCCCCGACCTGCTGTCGACCGCGATGAAGCGCGTCATGGGAATTGCCGTAAAAGGGAAACGATTGCAGGCCGCATTTGTCCAAAATCGACCACAAAAGCAGCGTGCCCCTGGGATCGCCGAGCATCCATGCCCATGCTTCATCAACGTCCCTTTGAAGCATGGCTTCGACACGTTCTTCACGCGTCGGCTTTTTCTTGTCGACGGCGCTCAAAGCGGGGCACCCTTTTGCAGTGCCTCGGCACCACGCATATTTGCCTCGGAGATCAACTTGGCAGCATTCGCCATCGGTTCCGCGGCATCGACCATCTGCTGTTGCTGCTGCTGTTGCGCACGCGCCTGGCGCATGCTTTGTACGTCAGCTGGAGCCGCAAGCGTATTGGGGGGCGGTCCAACCTGATCAACAAATTCACGCAGCATCGCATCGCCATCAAGATTGTCGAGAATCTCGGGCTTGAGTTGGGCCAGCGAACCGGCAAAACCCAGGGTGCGCTCAATCGCAGCGACCCCAACAGCCTTTTGGGCCTGGGCGAGCAATGAGACGTATTCGACCTTGATCGGCACCCCCACCAGAGCCGCGGGCGCATCGGGGATGATGTCCGATTCGACCATGTAGTGGAAGGTTGCCTCAATCACCTTGGAGAGCAGTTCATAGTCCAGGCTTTCCAGAACGGGACCAAGCACGATCAGCTTTTCCTCATGGCGCTCGGCAATCTCTGTTGCTGTCACCTGGCGACGATCACTCATGGATGTCATCAGAAACAGGTCTTCAAAGTAGGCCGACGCGATGCGCTGACGCGTTTCGTTGATGTCCGCCATCAAAGCACTGACATCGGGGCGAACCGCAATGGCAGGGCGAAGGCCGCCGCGCTGCAAATCTGCTGTATCAAGCGTGGTCACGCCGCCTGGCACATTGCGAAAACGCTTTTGGAACCCCGCCGCAGCCACCATCGGCGGCTTGTAGGAATACTGAATAGCCTGGGCTTTATCGCGATGCTGAACCTGCAATTGAACCGTGTCGCCAAGCGCAAGCAAAGCAGGCCATTGCGTCGGCCAGACTTCATTGTCAATTTGATCCCAACGCGGCCCAAGAATATTGTTTATGCCGTAACCACCCTCAGCCAAAAACGTGTCCGTTTCACCATCCTCCCAGTAAAAACTCGCCATCGGCATGTCTTTCGCCAGGGCTGACATCGGATCGCGTTCGCGGCGCTCCTCAATTGCGTGATGAATTTTTACACGCTTGTGCACCTGATTGGCCTTGAATGCGCGATAGGTGCTGTTCGACACATGTTCTTTGCCAAACTGGGCCACAAGTTGGCCGACCGTTTTTTCGCATGAATAGTGCAAGGCGTTCATCTGACCCTTGCCATTCTCGCCAAGACGATACAGGCCAACCGGCAGGGCATGCGTGTGGATAATATTCTCAAAATCTCCCACCATCAGGCCGCCAAACACCCCAAACAGGCCAAGATCAGCATAGCATTGGCTGAACATACGATAGGTGTTGGACGCCCTGATCACGTCGTACATCCGCATCTGGACGACATGGAGCCATTGCTTGACTTCAAAGTCTTCCTGCGCACCGCGATCATAAACGCCGAGCTTGAACCAGGGGCGCGATGGCGAGGTAACGCCCGCCATCAGCCCGGAGACCAATGTGCGGTGCGCCTTTTGGGCAGCGCTGTCGATAATGCGCTTATTGTAGGTCGTGCTTCGTCGCTTCTCACCAACATTGAACCGACCGCGTGTCGGCTGCATGATGTCGCGGATTTCCGCGAAGATCGGACGCATATCGTTGAAATCGGCATCCATGCCGGCCCGGCGGGCTTCGAGAGCCTTGAGCTTCTCCTTGACATCCGTGACGGCGCGCAATGTTCAAGCCCCCAATGCCGTCTTTTTTCTCGAAACCAAAACATCGCCTGGAACACGCATCGGGGCCAGAATAGTCCCACGACGCCCACCACGGTGCTCGTTTTGCGATGTGCGGCCCAAGGGGGCACGCGCCGCTTGACGCGCGACAGGCTCCTTTGATTGCTGATAGCGCGTCACTTCTGGCTGGCTGGGCGTCATTTTTGACTGGATGGGCGCCGTTAACGTCGGTTTTGAAAGACACATCGCTTAGTGCTCTCCCCAAATTGGATCGTAGTTCTTGTCTGCTTCTTGCTCTTGTCCACGCGCGATGCTGCGCGGGACAACCGGATAGGAAAACGTCAACGCCAGAGCGTCTGCAATGTCGGGCGAGCGAATGCCGCGCTTTTTCATATCCGCCTTCTTTTCCAGGACAATCGCGTTATGGGCATCGTAGGAATACAGCGGAGACAAAAGCTCAAATTCGAGCTTTTGATCCTGCGCAGGGATCAAGCCGCCACGCCTGAGCCATTCGCGCATCGCGCCCCAGATCTCCGAACGCTTGTTGGTCGCCAGTACCTGGCTGCTGCCCATGGATTGATCAGAAGCCGCGCCAAAATTGATGCCCACCACGCTGAAACCAAGCTGGCGCAACCGATCGATGACGCCTGCGCCAACCCCGCCTTCATCGATAAACACACCGTCGGGGGTGTATTTTGCGATCGCTTCTGCAACCTTCCCCGCAAGCTGCATTGTGTCTAACTTGGCATAGACCTCAATCGGCATCGTTCGTGCGTCACGGCCGCGCCGTGGGTAGATCACACTCATATCATCGCCAAAGCGGGCGACATCCACGCCAAGAACCATGGGATCGCCGATATGGGTCTGGACGTGACCGGACTGGGCCGCCTGCACATAATGCGTGGGAATGAACTGCTCATCCGTTTCGGCCTCAAATGAGCAAAAATACTCGGACTGAATTTTGCTCTCGGACATCCCGGCGTCGCGCTCTTGTTGAATTTGCGCATCGCTCAGGATGCCCGTATCCCGATACGTTGCCAGATCCGCAAACCAGGCATCGTTATGCAGGGCCATTTGATGCATCTTATACGCATGATTGCGACCGCGCGGGGTGGTGATAAACAGCGCCCAACCGCCGTTCTCAAGCAAAATTGGCCGGATATATTCCCAGGCTAACGGATTGGCCAAAGCCCATTCGGTAAACACCACGCCAATCGGATTTGAACCAACCAGACTGTCATAGTTGTCAGAGCCGGCCATCTGCCAAATTGCCCCCTGACCAAGCGCAATCAACATCTCTTGCCCGGATGTGCGCGTGCGTACCTCCAAGGGCAAAAACTGATCAATGATGCGACGGCCCTTGCCGTCCACACCGTTCCATATCGCCTTGCGCGCCTGCGCTTGCTCTGGAAATAAATGCCAGTACGTCCCGGCACGCTTGAACATCTCACGGGCTGTGAGATTGAGCGCTGTGCTGTCCTTGCCCGCTCGGCGGTGCCAGATTACCGAAGCCCGCTGATATCGCTTTGCGTAGCCAAAATTATTGTAAAGCCCAAGCTGGTGCGGGCGTGGTCGCCAGTCATTGGGTATCGAAAGCATTGAGCAACGCGCCGTTAGCCGACAACCGCCGCCAAGGACAAGGGGGACAGGGGCAAAAGCCAAAACGCACCATGCCCATGCCTGAGAAGCGAGAAGCCACGTCTTTTCGAGCGCGGCATCATCACGTCGGCGCACCGTCAAAGGTATCGATCACAGTGATGGTCATCGTGCTATCAACCGCGCTCTTTTCCTTCAAGCCAAGGTCACGGGCGATGATGTTCGCATTCAACAAATCAGCGGCAGCACCCGCAAACTTCTGCTGGAATATGACATTTTCCGCTCGCGTTGTGACGACGAAAAAATCTTCCTGCGTGCGATAGTTCGCCCACGTATCCGTGCTGATATCCAGGAACAGACACAAGCCCCCAATGGTCATGGCCCGCATCTTGGGAAAGGTTTTTTTCCTCACGACCCCCTGGAACGCAAAGCCTTTGACCTCCTGCAGCGGATTATCCTCTACCCATTGAAAATACTCAAGGCAGGCCGCCCACAACTGTTCTGGCGATTCAAAGATTGGATTGCGGCCATGAGAGGAGCG